TACAGCATTAAGGTTAGGTATTGATAACACGCCAAACGGAGATGCCCTTAGTAATATGAAATTAATTGCAGAACAGATATTTGAGCCATTAAGATCTTGGGTAGGCGGACCTATAAAAATAAATTCATTTTATAGAAGCTCGGCACTTAACGAAGCAATTGGTGGTAGTAGCCGATCACAACATTGTCAAGGTAAAGCAATGGATTTAGATGATATTTACGGACACAAAACAAATGCTGAAATGTTTTACTATATCAAAGAAAATCTTAATTTTGATCAAATGATATGGGAGTTTGGCAACGAGGATAATCCGGACTGGGTGCATATTAGTTATGTATCAGATGATAAAAACAGAAATAGAATACTAAAAGCTGTTAGAGATGATGGCAAAACAAAATATATAGACATTACAAATGCCTGACAAGAAAAAATTTAAAGACACAACAATTGGTAAAATGTTGCTTGGCGCAGCAGGTTTAGTTAATCCAACGCTTGGAAGCGTGTTACAGGGCGTTACAAGCCCAAAAGAAGCTATAAAAGAGATAGGTAAATCAAATATATCAAACGAAGATAAAATCGCGTTACAACAGCTTATTTACGATCAACAAAATAAAGAGCTTGAAGCAGTATCACAAAGATGGAAAGCAGATGCTGCAAGTGATAGTTGGTTAAGCAAGAATGTTAGACCAATGGTTTTAGTTTGGTGTATTGTTATATTTTCATTTGCAGGTATATTAGATAGTGTGGATAATATTCCCTTTCATATAAACGAAGTATGGAACGATACTTTTGAAAAAGTAATGATGGCGGTAGTTTTAGCTTATTTTGGTGGTCGTACAACTGAAAAAGCTACCAGTATGTTTAAAAAATAATTATGGAACTATTTGAACATTTATTAGGAATATGCGGTGAGTCGCATTTAAACATTTATCATATAATATTGTTTTTTTTATTGGCTTATTTAAGCGGTTGTTTATTATATTATATCACAAAAGATGGCTCGTAAATTAAAAGTACAAGTTTATAAATCCAAAAGCCGAAAGAGAAAAGGCATTCACTCCAAAACAAAGTCAAGCAAAGTAAAAAATAGTAAAAACTATAAAAAAAGATATATAGGTCAAGGTAGATAACTATATAAGTATATATCTTTATATTAGTATATATATTTATATAAGTATATATATAATTAAAATAAATTTTTTTTTGACTTAGCAAAATGAAATCCACAAGAAAATCATTAATAAAAAAGCTTGATAAGGTATTTAGCGAATATATAAGAAGAAGAACTGCGGATCAAAAAGGTTATGTAGAGTGTTTTACTTGCGGAAAAAAAGATCACTGGAAAAAAATGCAATGCGGACATTTTCAATCAAGAAAACATTACTCAACAAGATGGAACGAAGATAATTGTCAAGTACAATGTGTTGGGTGCAATATGTTTAAATCAGGGGAACAGTACAAATTTGGTTTAAAATTAAATATGATTTCACCTAATACTGCAGAAAATTTATTTTTATTAGCGAGAAATACAAAAAAATTTAATAATTTTGATCTCGAATTAATGATACAAAAGTATCAGAAGTTCAATCTTCAACTTCCTTATTCATAAAGGAAGTGTTGTATTTATATTTATTTAGAATAAGGGGGCTTCGGTTCCCTTATTTGCTAAAGTGAATTATTTTCATTATTTTTGTTTTAAATAAATATGAATATGATTAAATATAAAAACTCAATACATATTGCTGATATAAATTTTAAAAATTCTGATATCACAATAGAATATACTTATACCGAGTCAGAACTTGACTATTTTAATGGTACAGGTACATATGAACATACTACTATTAAAAAAGTATATAAAGACAATATTGATATAACCAATTTACTTCACGAGGATTATATCGAAGATTTAGAAAATGAAACATTAGAAATACATTTGAATAAATAATATGATACACCAACTATTAAATTACGAAATAATTAAGTTAACAAGCAAACTTAGAGATAAAGGCGATTGGACTTATGAAGAATTGGAACGTTTTATGGATTTACCAGCCGATCCAATGCAAATAGAGATTAGACAATATAGAGAAGCAATTAAATGGTTAAAGTTTGCTTTAATTACAGGAACCTTATTAAAAATTTATCGATGAGTAAAACAGATTTAGAAGCAAGAAAATATTTTGAAATAGAGGTAACGACATCAGTTACTATGTGGGCAAATTCAAAAGAAGAAGCCATAGAAAAATTTGAGGATGAATACGTAAATGTTGATTGGGAAGAAGATCCTTATGCACCTCAATATGAATTTACAATGACTGGCAAAATGTGGGAAGTACCATTTGAGCCTGAACATAATTGGGTAAAATTATTAATTAACGAAAAAAAAGAAATATAATATGGATTTTTTATTAGCACGATTAGAACAATTAGAAAAAGATAAAACAAAACTTCTCAAGGAAAATATGAAACTTGAACTTGAGAATAAACGACTCAAACACAAATTGAGAGACGAAGAAATAAAAGTTAGATTACTATCAGCAAAAGATGAAATAGTACATAACAGAAATAACGAAGAATATTTTAACACAAAAAAATAATAAATATGAATAAACAATATTACACACAAAAAGATTTAAGCGAAATATACAATGTAACACCTTGGAAAATTAGTAATGTACTTAAAAAAAATAAAGTGCAAGCAATTGGAAAAATAATTAACAAATTTGGAGTACCTGCAAAAGTTTACTCAGGCAATGATATAAAAGAAGAAATGTTTAAAAAACTACCTGTTGGTACAATAATTTTAAACGATGGAACAATTTTAAATTAATATATTAGTAAAATGGAATATACAAGTACAATTAAATCAATAATAAAAAAAGAAAGTTTTAACACAAAAGATGGCGCACTTATGAATAAATATGTAGTGCAATTTGCAAATGGGCATAACCCTAATGTGTTTACAACCAAAGAATTAACCTACAATGTAGGTGATGAGGTTACCTATAATTTAGATCAATCAAAAAATAAGGCAAAATTAATGCCAACAAGATCAAATCATAATTATAGCAACCCAAAAGATGATGTGCAAAAGTACATTATAAGACAAAGCAGTTTAAACAGGGCTGTAGATTTATGGGGTAATATTGATCAAAATAATGTTGAAAAATATAATTTAGATATAGATACAATAATAATATTTGCAAGAAAATTTGAAAATTACGTATACAATGGATAATAAAATAGATTTTATAAGTGGGTTATTCCCAAAGCCAACAAAGGTAGATTGGATTGATAGCAATATATCAGTTCATATACCGACATTAAGAAAAGAATTAGTCAGACTTGAAAAATTAGCTAACGACAAAGGTTATGTAAATCTTTGTTTATGTACTGCTAAATCAAAGGACAAGCAATATTTTAAGTTAGATAATTATAAACCTAAAGAGGAAGTAACTGCACAAGAACATAACCCTGACCGAGAAGATTTACCATTTTAAAAATTTTTATATTTTAGTTGAATGCTAATAAATTATGATGATGAAGTTGATAAAATAATAAAAATAAGAAAGGGAAAATTACAGGAAGGCTTTAAACTTGATTTACCGGAGATTGATGAATACTTTAGATTTAAAAAAGGTAACTTCAATTTAATTTTAGGACACGCGAACACAGGCAAAACAACAATCACACTTTATTTAATGTTGTTGTATTCATTAAAACATAAATTAAAATGGCTTGTGTTCAGTAGCGAAAACGATCCGCATACTATTATAAAAAAATTAATTGAATTTTTAGATAGTAATCCTATAAATAAAATTAGCACCGATAAATTTGACAAACATTGTCAGTTTATATTTGATCATTTTAAATTTGTAGATACTACAGAATTATATACTTATAAGCAATTAATAAAATTTGCTGAAGCAGTAAAACAGGCTTGGGCATATGATGGATTCTTAATTGATCCTTATAATAGTTTAGTTAAGGATCGTGATATTTTACAGGGTTTAAATGGTCACGAATATGACTATGAAGCGACAAGTGAAATGCGATTATTTTGCAAAAGAAATAATATAAGTATATGGCTTACTACCCACGCAGCAACAAACGCATTAAGAATTAAACACCAAATACAGCACGAATATGCAGGACACCCTATACCACCATTAGCAAGTGATGTTGAAGGTGGGGGCAAGTTTGTGAACAGGGCTGATGATTTTCTTGTAATACACCGATATACACAACACCCTACTGATTGGATGAATAATTATATACATATTAGGAAAGTGAAAGACAATGACACAGGCGGCAGACCTACACCAATTGATAACCCTATAATGATGAAAAGCATCAAAAATAATGTGGGCTTTGAGATTAATGGGAAAAAAACACTAAATTTAGCATTAGTTGAACAAATTAATGCACCCTTCTAAGTTAAAAAAAAAGCTAACTGATAGACATACTGATTGGATTAAAATTGTTAAATCTTTTGGGGTAAAGGATTATGCCGAAGATTTGGTGCAAGAGATGTATATACGAGTAATTAAATACATTGATGAGGGAAAAGATATTAGCTACAAAAATGATATAAATTATTTTTATATATATCAATGCTTAAGGCATATGACAATTAATTTGAAAATAAAAAAGGGAAAAATTAATGTTATTAATATAGAGGAGTATTTATATAAGCTTAAAAAAAGTAATAACATAGATCAAGACATAGAAAAAACTTATAAAAGAATAAATAAAAAGTTAGATGATATGTTTTGGTATGATGCAAAAGTTTACAGAATTATTGAAGGTGGTATGAGTGTAAAAGAATTGAGCAGACAAAGTAAGATTAGTTATTATAGTTTATATAGAACATATAACAAAGTTAAAAACATATTAAGAGATGAGATTAGGTGATTTAGTTTATTACATAACAAAATATACTGGGATTAGGTATATTTGGAAAAAAATTTACCCCAACTGTGGGTGCGATGAACGTAGAAAAAAATGGAACAAGATAAAATTGTAGATAAGAAAGTATGGAAAAAAATTGCATCGTCACTAAAAAGTGAAATGGTGTATGAAGACTTTCAAGTTATGTGTGCCCTGCACGCGAAATATATGAAGCATAA